TCTTTTGTCTGGTACTATAAGACACGTATGGAGCGCAGACACCGCTTTCACCGCGTCAGAGAAACCGGACGATACATCGTGACCCCGCGCGTCGTGGAGCTGTAGACCATGCTCGCGCGGTATTAGTATCTTCGCTCCACCCAACTCACAGCCTTCATCGCGGGGATGTTCTTTTTGTAGTACAATAAATTGCATATATGGCAAGAGCTAAAAGCACAGTAAAAAGCACTGTCAAGAGTAAGCGCACTGCTGGTTTGATACCGTGGAAAAAAGGCCAGAGCGGTAATCCTGCCGGTAAGAAACTCGGCACCCGCGACCGTCGCACCGTCATCATGGAAGCAATTAAGCGCATCGCGGAAAAAAAGAATATGACACCAGAGGAGGTAGAGGAGGCAATCCAAACCGCTGGGCTTGAAAAAGCCATCAAAGGCTCTTTTATGCACTACGCGGAAATAAGCAATGGCCTGTATGGGAAGATACAAGACAAGATGGACATAACCTCTGGTGGCAAAACTCTAGCCGATGTATTAAGCGCCGCTCATGCTCGACGAAAAGCAAAGTGATAGCCTAGCAGAGCTGATATGGACCGATCCTGAGTTTTTTCACACGGAAATACTAGGCTATAAGCCGTGGGAGAAACAGCTCGAAATTAGCCACGCCATCACCCACCACCGCAACGTCGCTATCCGGTCCTGCAACGGCGCTGGCAAGACGTTTCATATTGCCCGTGAAGCCCTGCGGTTTCTGTACAGTTTTCCCAACGCTACTGTCATCAACACCGCACCCACTTGGACCCAGATTGAAAACCAGTTCTGGCGCTATTTCCGAGACGCCCATAAGAACGCACTAGTGCCACTTGGCGGCAAGCTACTCAAAACCGAGCTGACACTGAGTGATGGCTGGTTTGCTAAGGGCATCGCCAACAACCCTGACAGCGTGGCGTCATTCCAGGGGTGGCACGCTGAAAACATCATGATGATCTTTGATGAGGCGTCCGGTATTCCGCCTGTCATTTGGGAAGCTGCCGTTGGTGCTATGTCCGGTGGCACCACGGTCCGCTTTTTGGTAGTAGGTAATCCAAACAGCAACAGTGGACCATTCTATAATGCGTTCAAAGACCCCACTTTTCACAAGGTCAAGATCAGCGCTTTTGACATCCCGAACGTGATCGATAAGCGCCCGGTCATACCAGGGCTGACCGACCATCACTTCGTAGAGGAAGTTGCTGCGCGGTATGGCGTCAACAGCAATGCTTACAAGGTGCGCGTGCTGGGGGAGTTTCCCGACCAGGCATCCGACACCCTCATCAGCTTGGACCTCATCGAAAACGCCTTTAACGCTGACCGTGAACTACAGAACCAAGCGGATGAGATCATCGGCTTGGACCCCGCTCGCTTCGGTGACGACGACAGCGCCTTTGTCCACCGCAAGGGCAACACCGCCAAGGTGCTGGAGGTAGTGAACGGCAACGACACAATGGAGCTGGCTGGGAAGTCAGTGCAGTACCTACGCGAGCACAAGGGCGCTCGGCTCTTTATTGACATCATAGGGCTTGGTGCTGGCATCTACGACCGCCTCAAAGAGCTGCCAGAGGTGCGGAGCCGGGTATATGGAGTGAATAGTGCAAGCAAGGCCCGCAACGAAACGGAGTTTATAAACATCCGCATTGAGAGCTGGAGCAATGTGCGGGACTGGCTACGCGACGCCATCCTCGAAAAGCATGAGTGCTTTTATGAGCTGGCCCAGCCACGATACAAGCTGACCAGCAACGGCAAGATGCAACTAGAGGGCAAGGAGGAAATGAAGAAGCGAGGCGTGGCGTCCCCAAACTGCTTTGTTGCTGGAACTCTGATTGCAACACCATATGGGGACGTCCCTATTGAACAACTTGCGGTAGGTGACGTGGTAACTACCCCAATGGGGCCACGTAGAGTAATAAAACACTGGACATCAGAGACAGACGCTATTGCCACCGCCACATTCAGCAATGGGACCGCACTAACCGGGACACCAAGCCACGGCATATTTACATGGGACCGTGGATTTGTTGCGCTTGACGCTTTGGTATTATCTAATACAACAGAATCCATACATTCACTATGGAAATGGAAGATCCGCAATTTATTGTTTACGATGGACAAAAGTACTGGCTTTTCAACACGGGTCGATACTATAGCAGCGGCCGGAAAAATCAGCCCGAGCGACTTCTACACAGGCATATTTGGCATCAGCATTTTGGCCCAATACCTGACGGACATCACATCCATCACAAAAATGGCGATTGGCAAGACAATCGTCTCGAAAATCTTGAGTGCATCGAGGGTAGTGAGCACTCACGTCAACACATGGCTGAGAGGTACCGCACTCCGCAGACCTGTTCTCACCAATGTGCAGGTGTACTCCGTCGAGCCAACAAAAGTATATAATCTCACACTTGAAGCAGATAACGTGTACTACGCTAATGGCGTGTTGGTAAAAAATTGCGGTGACGCATTAGCGCTCACGCTTTCACGCGCTACCGAGGGGGATAACCTAGGGGTGGTGTGGATTTAAGTGATAGAATTGCGGTATGCACGAAATAGTTATTGTAGACTTCGCCGCTCGCACACACGACGTTTTATCAGAGGTAAAAGGGCAACTAAGTAATTTAGTTACAAAGCTCAACCATGGATATACCATCGTTCGCACTGACGCCGTTGGAACAATGATTATTTACATCATTGCTGATATCCAATTAAAGCTAAAAGAAAAAGAGTACGTCCATTTGCCACCACCAAATCCAGGCGAGATAACTCATAAGGGTGGGTAACTTCTAAACTTGCATATTGAGACGTAGTGTGGATTTGACATGCTAGAATAGCGGTATGAACATATTTTCATATCTGAAAGGTTTGGTGCAGAAGCGATCTATCAATAACGCACAAGGCACCTGGTTGCCGATGGGTGGTGATACATCAGGCGTCAATGAGCGGGTATTACTAGAGGCCAATAAAGAGTGGGTATACGTAGCGGTCGACAAAGTGGCGTCCTCAGTCGCCTCGATCCGCTTCAAGGTGATGCGGTACACCAAGAACAGTGACGACACCGAGGTGTTTGATGGTCCGTTGGTACAGTTCCTCGAAAAGCCAGGGTCTAACTTTACCGGAAAAGACTTCATCTACCTCAACACCGTATACAAGGAGCTGACAGGCAATGCGTTCTGGGAGCGCGTGAAAGACCAGAAGCTCAACCCCCTTGTCCCCACCAAGGTGCAGCCGATTATTTCAAAGGAGGGGCTACTCACCGGGTACAAGTATCTCCAAGGCCAAACCGAGCGCACTATCGACTACAAGGATGTACTCCACGACCGCTATATCGACCCAGCCCGACCGTACTGGGGCGTAGGTAAGCTCGCTAAGATTGCCCGCTGGGTTGACACCAGTTCATACAGCAACGAGTTTCTGCGTCGCTTTTTCCTCAACGGAGCATCCTTTGGTGGCTTTATTGAAACGGAGGAGGAGAGCCAGGAGCGCATCGAGCTCATAAAAGCGGGCCTCAAGAACGATCATGTGGGGGTAGAGAACAGCCACAAGGTCGGCATCCTACCGAAAGGATCAAAGTACACCAAGGTCACAGCCAACATGGGCGAGATTGAGATGGGTGCGACTGATGATCGGTACCGCGACAAGATTCTCGCTGGCTTCGGTGTACCTAAGACCCTAGTTGGCCTTACTACCGAAGTAAACCGTGCGAGTGCGGAGGCATCAGAGTACATCTATGCTCGCTACACCATCCTCCCCATCGTGGAGGATTTGATGGCGTTTTTGAATAACCACATCGCACCGGTCCTCGATCCAACCGGAAACACCTACTTCGCTTATGAGAAATTCATTCCACGCAACCTGGAGATCGAGCTGAAAGAGCGCGAGATCGCTCTCAACCGCCAGCCGTACAAAACCGTCAACGAGGTCCGCGCTGAAACCGGGCTACCAGCCGTCAAAGGCGGGGACGTGGTGTACAGCAACCCCCTCATGGTGCCCTTAGGAGCGCCCCAGGCGGCTCCAGACGTGGCGGTAGACGATGAGGAGCAGGATGACACGCCTCCACCCGCAAAAGGCCGTCAGCGGGCCATTCCAGCCCATGTGCGCAAAGCAGCAGCCAAGGTTGAGCGGATCGACCGCTTGGTCGACGCCGCCGTGTCGAAGCTCGCAGAGTTCGAGGAGAAGCGCGACCTGGACGCCGAGGCCCACAAGAGCTTCGTGGGCCGTGTCACTGCGTACATGACGCTCATTGAGACAGCGGTGCGGAACTTCAACAGTCGTCAGCAGAGCATGGTGATCCAGAACCTTGGCAGTATTACCAAGAGCATGAACACTAAGGAGAAGATCGCCAAGGGTGATCTATTTGACATGCGCGCTGAGGTGCAAGCGATGGTCGACATTGTTTCACCACTACTCGGTGGACTACTGACTGAGGAGGCGCTCCGGGAATGGGAGGCGCAGGGCTTTCCCGGCACTTTCAATACCGGTGCTGATACCGTCAAGAACGCCCTTGCTCGCGCCAGTCGTCGCCTCGCCAAGAGCTACAACAACACCACCGCCAATCTCATCAAGGCGGCACTGAGCGAGGGTATCACTGAGGGTGACACTATGGACCAACTCACGCGGCGCATCCAGCAAGTCTATGAGTTCAGCGACCAAGTACGCGCAAGAGCTGTAGCGCACACTGAGAGCTTCTACATTGCCAACAAGGGCAACCAGCTCGCCTATCAGGAAAGTGGTGTGGTGAAAACAATGCGCTGGTACACCGCTGAGGATGAGCGGGTGTGTGAGTTTTGTGGACCGATGCACGGGCGCACGATTGGTGTGTCTGAAAAGTTTTTCAAAAAAGGCGATACAATGATCGGAAATGACGGTGGCACACTTGCTATGGACTACCGTAGCATTGACGTTGCACCGCTCCACACCAACTGCAGGTGCTTTATTAGACCAGAAGAAATAACCATAGAATAGCCATTTTGCCTTGTGCTAGAATAATCGTATGAAAAAGTTATCAACCGAGAACGCAAGCGCGTTATCAACTTGGATGAATAGTGCCGAGGTCAAGTCAGTAGTGGATTCTATCCGCGCCGCATCGGCTGAGGATACGGGGACATTCCGCATGGTAATTACCACTGAGAATGTGGATCGCTATCAGGAAGTCATTAAGCTCGATGGCTGGGAGCTGGAGCACTACCTTGCAAACCCGGTTGTGCTATGGGGACACGATCACTTCACTCCACCAGTGGCGGTGACAGACAAGCTCATCAAGGAAGACGGCAAGCTGATCGCAGAGGGGCGCTTTGCACCGACTGAAATGGGGCAGATGCTCCGCAAGCTCTATGACCTTGGTTTTCTCCGCACCTCATCCGTTGGCTTCATCGAGAAAGAGCGTGAGGGCAACCTCATCACCATCGCTGAGCTGATCGAGTGGAGCTTTGTTTCGGTCCCTGCGAACCCCTATGCCCTTGGGTTAGCAATGAAAAACGGACTCTCAATCAATGAGTTGGTCACTAAGGGCTTTATGGAGATCAAGACGGTCGAGACGGAAACACTGCCTGAGGAGCCAGCAGAGGAGCCAGAAGACATACCAGAACCAGTGGAGAAGAACTTTAGTAGTAAGGCCCTGACACCGATTGTGGATCAGCTACGCGGTGTACTCAGTGCGTTAGAAGCCCTCGATACCGAGGAGCCTGAGCGTACAGAGGATGAGCCGGAAACTGATCCAGCGGTCAAGGAATTGGCTGAGTTTAACAAAGCCCGCTCCACGATCCAGGATGCAGCTACCATCATCAGCGCTATTTTAGCCGAGAAGCGCATTGAGGCTCAGAACCTTTTGAAGAAGTAATCGGCGTTACTCACTAACTTTAATTGTTATGAATCCAGAAGAAATGAAAGGGTTGTTTCGCGAACTTTTCTCGGAAAAAGATGCTGAGATCAAGCAGCACATCGAAGACCTAGCGGGTCCGTTGTTTGCTGAAAAGATTGCTGAGGCAGTCAAGGAAGCACGGCTCCGCGAGCTGACCACTGGTGTCGGCCTCAACGCTGAGGAGAAAAAGAAGTTTATTGACGACGTGAAACTTATCGCCCGTGGTGAGAAGTCTGCCTACCTTACCGTCAACGACCAGACTGGTGGCTACCTCATCCCAACTGAGGTACATGGTGAGATCATGCGCATTACTGAGACGACTGGTATCGTCGCGCGCGACGCTCGAAACATGGGTGTAGCGGATATCGAAGTGCCAATCTACACCGGTGAAGCGATGCAAGGTACATTCGTTAGTGAAGATGGAACCACGAGTGAGACGCAAAATGACCTTGGTGTAGCTCGCCTCAAGGCTGCTACTTGGATGACGATTGTCCGCTTGTCGAACAAGCTCATCTCAAAAGCTAACGTAAATGTGGCTGACTGGCTCATGGCGCTTGTCGCTGAGGGCTTGGCATACCGTCTTGATCGTGAAGGCTTCATGGGTGGTACATTTGCTGGATCACCATTTGTCGGTCTCCTCGGATCAAGTGCGGTGACTGAGCAAACGCTTAGTTCTGGCTTGACTGGCTTCGAGGATATTACCCCAGAGGAAGCGTCAATCGCTATCGGTTCAGTACCAACGTCTGCACTTAACAACGCTGCGTTCTACTTCCACCGAACCGTATGGGCACGTATCCGAACCCAAAAGAGTGGCGACAACTACGTCTTCAACCAGGACAATGCTGCGATTGCATCACTTCGACGCGAGAATGGCTTGCAACCAGTTGGTGAAATCCTTGGCTACCCTGTCTTCACGACTGATGTGCTCCCAGCATTTTCAACTTCTGGCGTAAGTAAGAAGTTCGGTGTGTTCGGTAACATCAACCTAGCGCTGATGCGAGGTGAAGATGGTCCAATGAGTGTACTCCGCTCTGAAAACGCTGTGGTCGGTGGTGTATCTACCTACGAACGAAATCAGACCGCTATGCGCTTCACGCAAGACCTTGCTCTCTCAATCATGCTTGCTGAGGCTGCTGTCGTGTTCAAGACCGCTGCATCTTAATCGCTAACATCGTTGCTTTATGAAAGTACAGACTACATGCACCATCTCATACAAAGGTGATCGTGTGCGTCCTGGTACGGTGCTCGACATGGAGCCAGAGGTAGCCGCTAACTACGGCCCCTCAGTGGTTCCCCTAGAACCTGTTGTGCCCGCCCCAGAGGATGAGACAGAGGAGGAAAAACCCCTGGAGGAGATGAGCCACGACGAGCTGAAAAAGACTGCTGTAGCGCTTGGCTTGAAGAAAAGTGGCAGTATGGCGGATTTGATTGAGCGCATCACCCTGCACCGCCAAGCCGCCCCAAAGGATGAGACGGAGGATGAAGTTATTAGTGAATAATCTATCTACTTATGAAATTATTTGACAATGTAAAGGCTGTTGCATCACTCGTGTCGGCTGTCCGCACGGCAGATGCGAACGGTACTGGTGTTGATACCCAGGGCTACCGCGACGCTATGCTCGTGGTCCAGGCTGGTGATATTGACCTTGCCAACGCTGATGAAACGTATGTGGTTGAGTTGGAGGAATCCGATGACAACTCTGCGTGGAGTGATGTGGATGGTATTACCGTGACCATAACCGCTGACAACCAGACTGGTGTGGCACGTATCTCGGAATTGAACGTGGCGCGAAAGCGATACCTCCGGGCTGTGCTTAATGTGAGTGGCACCACGCCGTCAATCGTGTGTTCGGCTGTATTCCTCCTTGGAGAAGCCTACGCTGGCCCTGTGAACACCGACTAGTCGCTGTTCTATTCAAACGCTCACTTCGGTGGGCGTTTGGCGTGATACAATGACACTATGTACGGCGATGCTCTCACAACCAAAGAACGCGTAAAGGATCGTCTTTCAATCAGTACGACTGACTTTGAT